ACAATGTCGTGCATACAATCATCTGGGCTGCAAAAATTCCCATCAATGCTGCCGAGGAATTGATTCTTGGTCAATATGTTGAACTTGAATATGCTAAACGAGCAATTGAAGAATTTTGGGACGATAAAGATCGAACGTTAGAGGTGGTACATGAACATCTTTTATCTAAATCGTGATACGAAGATCTGCGCTCAAGAGCATTGCGACAAACATGTCGTCAAGATGATCGTTGAGTATGCGCAATTGCTTTCAACGGCACATCGCATTCTTGACGGCAATCAATACTTCATCAAGAGCAAGAACAATCGTAAAGTTCATCGCTGGAAATTAGATCAGTATCGCGAAGATACCATGTACCATGCAGTGAGTTGGAATCATCCTTCTGCTATTTGGGTTCGCGAGTCTTTCGATCACTACCAGTGGCTCTGGAACATGGCTTCTGAACTCTGTCAGGAATATCGCCATCGCTATGGCGGCACGACTGACAAACAACACAAGTCGTCGCTAGTCATTCAGAAACTGAGTTTCGCCCCAGATAACATCCCTCGAACAGGATTATTTTCCGAGCCGCCACAAGCCATGCCAGAAGATGTGAAGGTTCCTGGAGACTCGATCACTGCATATAAAAACTATTATCGAGTCTACAAGAAACGTTTTGCGCGATGGACTAATAGAGAGATCCCTTCTTGGTATAAATAAGAGGATGAAGAAATTCCTCGATTTTATACAAGAAGAAGTTGCTCATAACCGTGGTCTACACGTCTTCGACGTAGACGACACGTTGTTTCATACAACCGCAAAGATTCGAGTAATGAAAGGTAAGAAGCACATCGGCTCTCTTACCAATTCCGAATACAATACTCATAAACTTCCTGCTGGGCATCATTACGACTATACAGAATTCCGTTCAGCAGAGAAATTTGATACGGAATCCAAACCAAACCAGCGTATGCTTCACAAGATGAAGCAATTGCATACAAAAGCCAAGGCAACTGGCGGCAAGGTCATTATCAATACTGCTCGCGCCGACTTCGACGATAGAGATAAGTTTCTTGGAACATTCCGTAAGCATGGTGTGGACATCGACAATATCCACGTTCATCGCGCAGGTAATTTAAAGACAGATGGTACGGTTGCCGAAAAGAAGGCAAGCATTATACGCGACCACTTAAAGAGTGGTAATTATTCTCACGTTTCGCTATACGATGATAGTGAACATAATTTGCATCACTTCTTAAAATTGAAGCATGAGTTTCCACACATTCGCTTCAATGCACATCATGTTAAACCAGACGGGAAGTCTAAACGATACACTGGGTAATTTATGCCAACTTATGAATTCTTGAATACCAATACTGGTAAAATTGAAGAACACTCCATGTCAATGTCTGCCTACGATCAGTTTAAGGCAGACAACCCGCATCTAGAAAGATACCACGGCACTGTGCCACCATTACTCTATGGCACAACCGTAAGCGATGGTATCAAGACAGACAATACTTGGAAAGAAGTAATGTCTAAAGTTGCTGAGAAACATCCAGCAAGCCCATTAGCCGATAAGTATCTTCGTAAGAGCACGAAAGATATTAAGACTAAAGAGATCATCAAGAAGCACAGCGAAAAAGTTCGCAATCTTGGAAAGCGAGGGTAAATGTCAAAAAAGAAAAACTCTAATACGTTCATAGAATTTTCTGACCCACAAGTCGAGAAAAAACCTCAACGAATTAAAGCGGCTGAACTAAAACAATTTGAACCGCTGACCGATAATCAATCTAAGTTTTTCGAAGCATATAAACGTGGCGACTATTTCGTTATGCTATACGGTTCCGCTGGTACAGGTAAGTCATTCATTGCTTGCTATCAAGCACTTCAAGAGGTTCTGGATAGAACTTCTTCATTCCATAGAGTTGTAATCGTTCGTTCAGCAGTACAGTCTCGCGATCTGGGTTTCACTCCAGGATCCGTAGAGGAAAAGATGAGTCTGTACGAACAACCTTATATGCAGATCTGCCATACTCTATTCGGCAGACGTGATGCATACGACGCATTGAAAGAATGTGGTCGTATTGAATTCATCTCTACTAGTTTCATTCGCGGTATGAGTTTTGACGATGCTGTGATCATCGTAGATGAATGTCAGAATATGACGTTTGAAGAATTGTCTACGATTATGACTCGTGTGGGTCATCGTTCGAAGATTATCTTCTGCGGCGACTACAGACAGACTGACTTGTATCGAAACAACAAGGACAAATCTGGTCTAAAGAAGTTCCACGAGATTGCAAAACTCATGGCTTCTTTCACCAGCGTAGAGTTTACAACCGAAGATATTGTTCGTTCTTCTCTTGTTAAGGATTTCTTAATAGCAACAGAAAAGTACGAACGAAAAGAATACGTCTCGGAAACTGATGTGAATGTTGTTCCGTTGGTAAAAAATACTTGACTTGTAACGTATAATATGTTACAATAGAGTGTCGTCCTTTATGAGTATCTTTCATGTTTAATCATATACATCATGACTTTCCGAAACTAGTACAAGAGAATGTTGATGGCGCTCGCTGTTACGTTACTCCGACTGGTGAGAAATATGCTTCTGTCACCACCGTTCTTTCAAACTATAAAAAGAAAGAACTCATGGAGTGGCGCGCAAGAGTTGGTGAAGAAAAAGCCAACGAGATCTCGCGCAAAGCGACGACCAGAGGTACTGGCGTCCACAAAGCCATTGAGCGACATTTACTTAATGAAGAAGTGGATGTCCTTCGCGAAAACATGATGCCGAACGTGCGCAATCTTTTCGTGAAGATGAAGAAAGAGTTAGTTAAGATTAACAACATTCATTGTTTGGAATCCAAACTCTTTTCTCATGAACTTAAACTTGCGGGACAGGTTGACTGCGTTGCTGAATACAACGGCGTTCTTTCTGTTATCGACTTCAAGACTTCGGTTCGTCTTAAGAAAAAGGAAGATATTGAAAATTACTTTATGCAGGGCGTTGCATACGGTACAATGTTCACCGAGTTGACTGGGCTTCCTTTCGAGCAAGTTGTCATTATCATCGGTGTTGATACTGCGGACTTCTGTCAGACCATGTCTGTTAAGGGCGATGATCTTAAAGTTTATCGCGAGAAGTTGCAAGGTTACATCGATGAATATTACAGAACGCATCAATTCTCAAAATAGGTAATATATTATGGATCTGCCAATTAGTGAAAATGAACTTCGCGATATCGTAATTGCTTTACAGATCGCCAGCGGTCAAAGTCAAAACCCAAGATTTCAAGATCTTTCTGAGCGGCTTAAGTTGGTCGAACAGTTGATCGTTGAAGGTAAACCATATAAGAAGATTCTCCGCGAAGAATACGGCATGGTTGCCTAATAGCCACTATCAATCGTTTCTATAGTATTAATTTATCGCAAAAAGTGCGATAGAGGGTTCTTTTTTTCATATATACGTTGTGTATAGGTTTCGTATAGGTTTTTGTTATACAGGAGTTATAAAATGAAGACAGTTGGAGATAAGTTAGAAGAATTCCGCATCACTGGTGTGAAGCCTGGTGCTCTTACACCTGACAATGCTTTCGAAGAAATTACAGAAGCATCTTTCGCAGGTAAGTGGAAAGTTATTGTATTCTATCCAAAAGATTTCACGTTTGTTTGCCCAACGGAAATCGTTGCTTATGACAAGTTGAACAAGGACTTCGCTGATCGCGATGCTGTTCTTTTGATCGGTAGCACTGACAACGAGTTCTGTAAGTTGGCATGGAAGAATGCTCATGAAGATCTTAAGAAAACTACATCTTGGTTCTTTGCTGATACTGCTCGTAGCAGCGATGCATACTACAATGAGAGCGAAAGCCTTGTTGATCATCTTGGTGTGTTCTTTAAGCCAGCAGGTGCTGCTCTTCGCGCAACGTTTATCGTTGATCCAGATGGAATCATTCAGCATGTCACTGTGAATAATCTAAACGTCGGACGCAATCCAGAGGAAACACTTCGTATCCTCGATGCTTTGCAGACGGGTGAACTTTGCCAGTGCAATCGTCAGGTTGGTGAAGCAACTCTATCAAAATAAAGGAAAACTTAAATGAAGAAATTAATCATTGGATTGATTATGTTATCTGCGCCAGCAATGGCTCAAGACCGTGTGGCACAGTATGACTTTGACAAGGATGGCAAAGTATCATTTGATGACATTAATCGTTACTGCACAATTACAAAGTCACTCTTTGAAACTGCTGATAAGAACGGTGATGGTTTTTTGAACAATTCAGAAATGCGCACAGCAAAGAGATATCTCTTTGAGCGTTGCATGGAAACACCAAAGAACGTCTAATAGGAGAATAAAATGAATTGGGTCAATGTAATTAAAGAAGGTTTACCAGAATACGCAAAAGATACAAAGTTAAATCTTGACGCTGTTCTTCTTCGCAGTACACTTGATCCTGTGATTGCACAAGGATGTGCACTTGCCGCAGCGTTTGCTGCTGGCAATTCTAGACTCGCAACAGCAATCGACGCAGAGATCGAGGACCGTAAGGAAGCCGATGCTGCGTTGACTGCTGCTGCAATTATGGCTCAAAATAATGTTTGGTATCCATACGTTGAAATGGCTAGTGATCCTGCACTCAAAGGATTGCCTGCTCAACTTCGTATGAATGGCATTATGAATCACGGTGGCACTTCGAAGATCAACTTCGAAACATATTCTCTCGCAGCCTCAATCGTAGGCAAATGCCACTTCTGCGTCAAGGCTCACTATGAGACTCTCAAGAAAGAAGGTCTCACAGTTGAACAACTTCGCGACATTGGTCGTATCGCTGCTGTTGTAAATTCAGTAGCGAAAGTTCTTGCTGGCTAAATAAAAACAATGGTTGTAAACTGACAATTAAAAGTGTTCTGGACTCGGGTTCGACCCCCGACATCTCCACCAAATGCCCATCACCTCTGCAGCAATGTACGTGGTGGCTATCTTATGGGGATGAATTTGGCTTCGACAGGGCAAGTAATAACCTGACAGCAACCAGTGAGGCGACTGACTTAATCAGCGCAAAAATAGTAACTGCAAATGATAGCAATTACGACATGGCTCTTGCGGCGTAAGCCGATTTAGATTACCTGAGTTTTCGGTGGGTTTTCTTGGAAACAGAATAAACGCACCATTTGTCATAACACACACAACACACAAAGGAGATGAAAATGACTATGACACCTTATGAAATTAGACTAGAGTTGGTAAAACTCGCAAAAGATATGCTGAGCGAAGAGTTTAATACTCGACACTCAACCATTAAAAGCGAATGGGAAGTATTGTGCTCCGCAGCAATGGGAAACAAAACACAACTTCCATCTCAACCAAATTATCCGAAGTATTTTACTGAGGATGATGTTTTGGATAAAGCCACACGGTTGAATGATTTTATTTCAAACGGCAAGTAATGGCTAAGAGTTGACCGCTTGGTAACAGAAAAGTCAGGTGGCGAGGGCAACCTCGCCATTCTTTACTTACTTTATATTCTCATATGAAAGTTGCAATATATCAATCATATTACGCCAAAGAGCAAACAATCAATCTTGATTATCGAAATTTCATTCCGTTCGATAACACAGAAAACGCTCAACCACAACTGAGAGAATATCCTCTCCATAAGAAGATTTACGAGAAACATAAGGAAGATAAAGACACGCACTGGGGTCTTGTAAGTTGGAAGTGGGGAGAGAAGATAAAATCTGATGGCACTTTCTTCGTTCGTTGGATTAAAAAGAATCCAGGTTATGATCTCTATTTTATTGATCCGCACATACAAGAAGCCGCAGCCTTTAAGAACCCATTCATAAATGGCGACATCTCTCATCCTGGATTGATAGAATTCAATCGTCGGCTATTGAAAAAATTAAACTTAGATATTGATCTTGATCGTGATGGTTTTCATCCCGACTTAACTTCGACTTGTACTTTTTGGATTGGTAACAAAAAGTTTTGGAACGAGTGGTTTTCTTTTTTTGAAGAATGCATGGAAATAATCAAGAATGATCGTGATTTGTTTGAGTTTGCATATGGTCCATCATTAAAACTGCATCTTGGTCGTCCCACCATAAATTTCCCATTCATACACGAAAGATTAATTTCTTTTTATTTGTATAAACAAAAGAGTCTTCGTTGGACCAAATATCCATACGATTCTACTACCTTCTATAACAAATTGACTTTGGAATATGGTGACAGTGGATTGGTCTTTTATAAGACATTGTATCTTTTGAAAAAGAAAGAAACATACTGTGGTAACAAATTGATTAAACCTATGACTGATGAAGAGTTCGGTCACAAGAGTAAAATTCGTACTCCTGATGGTATTATCTAGAATAAATAAATCAAAATAATTGGAGGATTTATGAACGTATTGATTACTGGTGTTGCAGGCTTGCTTGGCTCTCGTTTAGCAGATTGGATCATTGAAAACAAACCAGGTGTCAACGTTGTTGGCATCGATGATTTGAGTGGCGGCTATATGGAGAATGTAAATCCAAAAGTCACTCTAGCAAAACTCGATCTTGCCGCACACGACTTTGATCGTTTGTTTGAAGATTACAAATTTGATTATGTCTTTCACTTCGCTGCTTATGCCGCAGAAGGTCTTTCGCCATTCATTCGTTCTTTTAACTACACAAACAATCTCGTTGCCACCGCACGAGTTGTAAATCAATGCATCACTCATGGTGTGAAGAGGATTGTATTTACTTCTTCTCTTGCAGTTTATGGAGAAGGTACTCCACCATTCAGCGAAACAGATCTTTTGATGCCGATAGATCCATATGGAGTCGCAAAGATGGCGTGCGAACGCGATATTCAAATCGCTGGCGAGCAACATGGTCTTGATTGGTGCATCATTCGCCCACATAATGTGTATGGCGTCAAACAAAACATCTGGGATAAGTACCGCAATGTTCTTGGTATCTGGATGTGGCAACATTTAAATAATCTTCCAATGACTATTTTCGGAGATGGAATGCAAATGCGAGCATTCAGTTACATCGATGACTGTTTGGATGGATTGTGGAAGGCAGCGGTTCAAGAGAACTGCTCGAAACAGATTATTAATCTTGGTGGAACGAAAGAATACACCATCAAGGAAGCAAACGCTATTCTTACAGAAGTCATGGGTGGAGGTGTAACGGTACATCTCGAACCGCGCCATGAAGTGAAATACTCACATCCAACCTACCAGAAATCAGTAGATCTCCTTGGCTATTCCGACAAAACATCTCTTAAAGAGGGATTGACTTGTATGTGGGAATGGGCTAGAATACAACCTATGCGTGAACGATTTATGTGGGATCGTTACGAGGTTGATAAGGGTATCTACAGTTTCTGGAGGAAACCTTGAAAATTGAATTTGTAATTCCAACCTACAATAGAAATCTTCAACTTCTTGGAATGATTTCTAGTGTGTATTCGCAAACGAATCCAAATTGGAGTATACATGTAATTGCTGATGCACCGCACGATGGATTTGAAAGTATAGCATCTTCGTTTGGTGATGATACCAGAATTCGTTTTAGTATGCTTAATGGTCCCAATAAAGATTGGGGTCATACTGCTCGAAATTATGGAATTGAGTGTGCAAAAGAAGAATGGCTTGTTATGACTAGCGATGATAACTACTACTTTCCAAACTTTGTGCAGGAGTTTTTGGCAGTAGTAGATGACGATACTAATTTTATACATTGTGATTTTTTTCACAATCACTTTAAGTGGGAAAGACAAGAGTCTAAGATTGAATTGAACAAAATTGATATTGGTAATTTTGCCACTCGAACGTTGTATGCAAAACAACTTCGTTTGGATAAAAGTAAAATTAATGCTGACGGATATTTTGCTTTGGAGTATGTTGAGAAGTTTTGTAAACTACCTAAAATTATTAAAAAATTAGATAAAGCATTGTACGTTCATAATTGAGTTAGTGATTGTTCAATCAATTCACTGCATAATGGAGGCAACTATCATGAATGCAGTTCAAAAATTTGTCGATCAATATCATGATTTCATTCTTAAAGTTGGTGGATTGTTCGCGTTTATTTTCTTCGCCATTTACGTCCCAATGTCTTCACATCTAAAGGCAGAGGACACTCTCAATCATCAGATGATTGTTAACACACGTCTTGTCGAAGAAATGTCGTACATGCATAACGAAATGGCATTCTTTCAATTATCTTACGATAAGCAACAGGCTTTGATGAAAGAAGTCGATTGTCTTGCGCGCAACATTTACTTCGAAGCAGGTGGTGAACCATATGCTGGTAAGGTTGCTGTTGCTGAAGTCACGATGAATCGCGTAAGAAGTTCAGCATATCCAAAGACAGTTTGTGGCGTCGTTCATCAAAAGGCTAAAGGTGTTTGCCAGTTTAGTTGGGTATGTGAAGGTAAAAAACGAGTGAATGTTCGCACCGCAAGTTGGACAGAATCTATGCGAATCTCTCAACAAATGCTTGTTGCGAAAAAAGATACTAATGTTGTCGGCGATGCAAAATTCTTTCACGCTCATTACGTTGAACCTAACTGGTCTCGCACTAAAACGTTTGTGAAGAAAATTGGTAATCATCTGTTCTATCAGAATTAATTTATGAATGAAGAAAGTTTTGAGTTTCTGAGAAAGAAAGTTGTTTCTTTTCTGTTTACTTATGTGGTTGTATTCCTTATTGTCTTTTCGACATTGATGTACTTTGCATATAAATTCATAATAAAAGACAACATTGAATCGATAATGAGTTCCAAAGACAATCAAAGCATTATGTGCTTGGCGGATAACATTTATTATGAATCTGTCGGTGAATCTAAGCAAGGTCAACTCGCAGTCGCAACAGTAACTTTAAATCGCGTGAAGCACAAAAATTTTGCCGATTCTATTTGCGGTGTTGTGTATGAAAGAAAAACAACTTGCGAATTTAGTTGGGTATGTCAGCGAAAACTCTCCTCGGCTAGATTCCAAGATAACGACTGGAAACGTATCTATCAAATGTCTGAACAAATTGTTGCAGGCAGGAAAAATACTTTACCTGAACTGCGTAATGCGTTATACTATCATGCTGACTATGTAAATCCTTTCTGGGCTGAACATAAGCGACGCATTGTTAAAATTGGTGCGCATATATTTTATGAATAAGGTGTAATATATGAAGATAGATGTTGAAACAAAACTCGACTTCGCCGATGTGCTTCTAGTGCCAAAGCATTCAGATTTACACTCGCGACAGTTAGTAGATCTTGAGGTTGACTTTTTCGATTTAGATGTCGTTCCGATTGTCGCGGCAAATATGGATGGAGTTGGCACTTTTGAGATGGCTGTAGCATTGAGTCGCGATAATATCCTCACTGCATTGAACAAACACTATCCTCTAAATGCACTTATTGATTTCTATGACGCAGAGCGCGACGTAGCACCGTATGCAATTTATTCTCTTGGCGCTAACAATACTGATCTGGATAAGTTCACTCAATTCCACGCTCACTGTGTTGATAACGACATTCCCCTTCCTCGCGCTGTTTGTGTGGATGTTGCAAACGGTTACACCTCTAAGTTTTTAGATTTTGTTGCAGAATTTGCTGAGAATTATCCAGAGTATGGATTGATTGCAGGAAATGTCGTTACGCCAGAAGCAGTTGAATCGTTAATTGATGTTGGTGCGGATATCGTTAAGATTGGTATCGGTCCTGGATCAGTTTGCACGACTCGTAAAATGACTGGTGTTGGCTATCCGCAATTATCTGCCGTTCTTGAATGCTATGATGCAGCAGAGTCAGCGCGTGGTCGCATTATGTCTGACGGTGGATGTACCTGTCCTGGAGATGTAGCCAAGGCATTTGCTGCTGGTGCGCACTTCGTCATGATTGGTGGTATGTTTGCGGCACATGAAGAAGGTTTGCCGCCAGGGTTCCGAGATAACATTAAAGATGCAAGTAAGATTCCGTTCTACGGTATGGCTTCAAAGGCTGCACAAGAACTTCACAATGGTGGTGTTGCTGATTATCGCGCCAGTGAAGGTAAAGAAGTATACATAACGTATCGCGGCAAAGTTTCCAATACAGTAAAAAATCTTTTGGGTGGAATCCGCTCAGCCTGTACTTATGTTGGTGCCGAAGATCTATATCAACTTTATCATAAAGGTAAATTCATCAAAGTGAATCGCGTCATTAACGAAGTATTTGGTCCAAGCTGATGGCTACTCGAGAAGAAAAGAACAATTTCTGTATAATGATAGAAGAAATGGCTAGTAAAATGAATCTGAGCCTAATTGACGCTATTACTCACTACTGTGAAGAAAGTGGTCTTGAGGTTGAGGTCGCTGCAAGCCTGATCAACGAAAATCTAAAATCTAAAATTGAAGTCGAAGCACAAACGTTACGCTTCATACAAAGGTCATCTAGATTGCCAATATGAATGGCTACGACGCCTATGTTTGTTACATGTCGGTGAGATTACATTTCACTAACGATCACTTCGACTATTTTCAATACAACGGCAAATCGCGAACCACAATTGAAACGTTTGATTTACGAAAAGACAAATACTCATTTCACAGAATAGCACGAATGTATGATGAAGGTGAACTGCCATATTTCTATGCAGTGAACTTCTTTCATAAAGATAAAAACTGGATAAGTGAACTACTCAAAGACGAAGCAAAACAACTTTTTAAAGATTGGAAAAATTGGCAATCTGCACGCGCTGAAAATTTTAACGAAGATCTAAACAAACTTAAACAGATTAACTTTGGTGATTCATTACGCTGTAAGGATGGGCAGTTCCCTGAACTTCTTAATCTATACATGCAAAAGGAAATTAATCTGGATTCACTAATCATATTAGATCACGCAATTAAGTTGTTTGATCGTTGGAATACGAAGATTGAAGATGACTTTATTTGGAGTGATCTTTACAAGAAATTCAATAAGTATAAGCCATTCTTTTTTGCTTATGCTCCGTTGAATGATAGTATGTTTAAATTCATGATCAAGAAGGAGTTGACTCCTGTCGCGGTTTAATATATACTATTGTTGTTATGATATTGTGGATACAATTAATACTGTTAATACAAAATATACGAGGTAATACATATGTCTAATCTATCTGCGCTCAAGAAGAACTCCTCTCTTGGCAAGCTCGCTCGAGCACTCGAATCGACCACAAAGAACAGTGGTTCAAAAGAAGATGAACGTTTGTGGCAACCAGAAGTTGATGCTGCTGGTAATGGCTACGCAGTCATTCGTTTTCTTGACGCCCCTGCTGTTGATGGGGAAGATGGTATGCCGTGGGTTCAAGTGTTCAGTCATGGCTTCCAAGGTCCTGGTGGCTGGTACATTGAGAACAGTTTGACGACTCTTGGTCAGAAGGATCCCGTTTCTGAGTATAACACTCAACTCTGGAACTCTGGCATTGAAGCGAACAAGGAAATTGCTCGCAAGCAGAAGCGTCGTCTGACTTATATCTCAAACGTTCTTGTCATTAAGGATACTGCAAATCCTGCCAACGAAGGAAAAGTTTTCCTCTACAAGTACGGCAAGAAAATCTTTGATAAGATCAAGGAAAAGATCGAGCCGCAATTTGAAGATGAGAAGGCTGTCAATCCGTTCAGCTTCTGGGAAGGTGCAAACTTCAAACTCAAGATCCGCAAGGTTGAAGGCTATCGTAACTACGATAAGTCTGAGTTTGATAATCCGTCTCCGTTGTTTGACGGCGATGATGATAAGATTGAGAAGGTTTGGAAAGCGGAATATTCTCTCAAGGAATTCCTCGATCCAAAGCACTTCAAGTCTTATGATGAATTGAAGTCAAAGTTGGATCGCGTTCTTGGTCTTGATGGCGTTGCCGCTGCGCGTGCAAAGTCGAAGGCTGAAGATCTCGAACTGGCTGATGAAGATGTCGGCGTTGCAGCCACTGATGACGACGATTCAATGGCTTTCTTCGGAAAGTTGGCTGAAGATTAATACACCAATCCGAGTTGGTTGTATGGAAGGGAGGCGAAAGCCTCCCTTTTTATTTGTACAATGAAGATGGGTGATAAAAGTCTTTATATGTTGCGCGCATGAAAGCATCATCAGGATTACGAACTGTTGGAGTTGCACTGAATGGTTTTGGTTGTGGTGCTGGTGGCGGTACAGCTGGTGGTGTTGATGGCGCATTTACAATTACTGGAGGTGCTGTTTGACGTGCAGCTTGCATATTCGCACTAGTACGCTCCATAATTGTACCAGGAATGTCTGTTCTAACTGGATTTGGCATTGCACTTTTACCTAACATTCCCATATCACGTGCAGCCAATCCAGCGTCAATTCCTATTGATGCAGCAGTACCAAGACCAGGAAGTGTTCCTGCTAATCCAGAAGCAACTTCAAGACCTGCTCCTGTTAAGTCGCCAGACAATGCACGTTGGGCGCCAAATCCTAATCCTGCAAGAGCGCCAATAATTGGAATCTTTTTGAGTGCAGATTTCAAAACAGTTTTACCTGCCGTTTTAGTAGCAGTTTTTGCTCCAGTTTTTGCTGCCGTTTCCGCAGCTGCAGTTCCACCCTTTTCAGCAGCCTTTTGAGCAGTTGCACCTGCTGTTTGTTCTGCTGCTTTTTTAGCAGCTTCTACTGGAGGTGCTGGCGTTGAAGTCGGAGCACCAGTGGGCATTGTTGGAGTTGTAGTTGGCGCTGCAACCGTTGGTGTTCTTTTGAACATACCACCAACTTTGGCGCCAATATTCTTTACGCCTTTAAAAGCAGCACGACCGAGAGCAGCAGCACCCTTAACTAAACCACCAGCAGCGCGCATTGCAAAACCACCAAGACCATCCAATAAACCACCACCGCCACCACCCATCATTGGCATTTGATCGCCCACACCAGCCTCTGCTAATGCTGTTGGTAATACTTTTCTTAATGCACCTTCCAATGCCTTTTCTAATTTTTCTGTTTCTTCGCGATTGTCAACTTCTTTTAACTGACCATAATCTTTTGGTCCTGCGACTTTTCCAGCATCACCTTCACCACCATTCATCTTAGCACTAATTGCTGATAATTTTTTATCTAATTCTGCAAATAACTTTTCTGATGTTTCTCTTGAAGCAATAGCACCAGCTGCTCCACTTCTACCTTTCTTATAGAATTGTCGACCTTCAGGAGCTCCCCTATAATAAAGATACTCTTGACCTTCTGATTTAACATCAATAGGTTTCATTAATTCTTTCGTATCTGCTCCTGCGCTGCTATACATTCTTGCTGCCGATGCTGCAAGAGATTTTTCAGGAGAGGGAGTAATTGAACTTGTAATGTTTGAAAAAGAACCTGTTATCTTTTTAATAGCATTTTTGATTCCCAGTATGCCCTTCTTTATTTCTGAGATTGCTTTGACTACTTGTTTTGTATCTTTTTGATTTTCAATTGTAACCTTCTCGACTGTTTTTAACTGTCGTTTCAACGTCGCAATTGTTCTAATACCAGTTCTTTTATCAGCTGTCCCCTCTTCACCTTCCTCTTGCTTTTCTTTATCATCAACTGGGGCTTTTCCTTTTACGGCAGCATCTTTCTTAGCAGCCTCCATTTCTCGTCTCTGTCTAATTGTTTTTGCATAAGCATAAGCACTTCGCAAGAATGGACTTTCAGATTGAGACGCAATGAAATCAGACACAGAACGACCAGCTGTGTAATTACGCATACCTTTAACTTTATCGCGCGACGATGCTCGTTTTGGTCTTTTGTCAACCTTCTTATCAGTTTGCTGATTAGATTCTGGTTGCGCCTCAGGTGTAGGTTTTCCGCCCATCTTCTGAGCAAGCATTGCCATGAATGGATTAGGTTCTGCCATTTTTATCTACTCTTTCTCGCTAATTGTTCCATCTGTTGTCGTTCTTGCTCTTGTTTTAAATACTGTAGCACAAGCAATACATATGTCTCCCTTTCCCAAGGGATCATATTTTCCAACTCAGCCACATTAAAGTTGTGGTGTTTTATCAATGCAAAGTTAGTTTTAAAATAATTCTTCAGATTTTCATTACAAAAACTTAATCGAAAAAATCGCCGATACCCTCCAGAACAATTTTATGTTCAAAATTGCACTTTGAGCAGGTTTTTTCGATTGTATATGATAACTTTGGTAAAGACGTAAAGTAGGTTTCAAATTTATCAAAATCTGTCTTGGACATATTATCGACAAACTCTGTAAATTCTTCACGACTAATATCGTCTTTTGTATAAACTTGATTCTCATCAAATGCGTAATCTACGCAATCGTAGATGAAATCTACAACATGCTTGACGCTCTCAGAAAAGTTAATTTCAGACATTTGATTTAACGAATTGATGTTTGGGTGTTTCATTTTAACGCCAACCGTATCGTTAAATTTAATGATTGAATTATCTTCCGCATTCCTTAAAGTAACGTCAAATAGATTAACAGTCACGTCCATAAGATTGCCACATTTGTCTTGATTCTCATTCACTACATTTTGACATGTATATTTGGTTTCTACGATTTCACCCATTGAATGTGCGCGCAATTTTATGAAGAAATATTCTAAATCATAAATCGCTAAATCATCCACATTAAAGTCAGATGGTGAGATTACACAATTCTGAATGATTTGACGTATCGCATCAATCATTGATTCTTCTTCATTTGCCTCTAATGCCATGAGAAGAATCTTTTCTTCCTTAACTAAAAATGGTCTAAACTTAACCATTTTGTTTACAGATTTCAATTCAATTTCATGAATTGGATGTTCAATTTTCGGTAACATAATTACTCCATATTTTATTAAGTACGACCAGAATCAAATTTAATTCTTTCTATGATAAAGTTCAATGGCTTTCTACCGCTAGTATTAAGTCCAACTTTTTCAGATGATTGATTCAGATAATTGTTGACTGCATTTTCGCCAGTACCAATAATTTTTCTGAGCCCACCATCAGTATCATTGACTGCGTCTAAGATTGTATTTTCTAAACGACCTATAGCCATATTTTTTAAGTTTTCTTTATTTGCGCTGTTAACGAGCGCAGAAATCTTTTGTACATATTTTAACGGATTAGCGAATCTATTTCCTTGAACAACAACTTCTTCCATTTTAGCAATTGTTTCAGAAATACCTTCCCATCTGTGATATGCGAAAGTAACTTGGAATCGCATAAATCCGTCATCTGACCAACTCAAAGGAACAGGAGCAATTGCAACTGGGAAAGCGTCAATCAATTTTACCCAATATACCTTTGGTGTGGGAACTTCAGGTGTGCTTTGTGCTGCTTCGTTTTGAGGTGCACCACCACCAGTAAATCTGTTCTTGATTGCTCTGAAGGCATCAATTGTTATATCAACGACGCTCGATGGAATCTTATCAATCAATGACATTGGGCTTGAAGAAGCCGCAGCTGCTGCAGCCTTTGGATCTTGAATTTCAGGAGTTTCACTTAATGCGATAATTGAAACTGTTCCGACATACTCATCTCGATAACTCATGTGAAACTTTCTTGGGTTTTGTATAGAATTCATCCAAAGATCAAATTGCAATTTGTCTTTCATATCATTAGTTGATATAAAGGTTAAAGTTATCTCGTTGAAAACTGTTCCTGTTGCAACTTTATACGCAGGACCATAGATTTTTGCATCGCTTGTTAATATCGTTTTACCAGGAAGTTCTGCAGCCTCACATAAAAACTTTAAACGATCCATAGTATCGTTAGTCCATTTAGGGCTAAAAATCTCAACGTAGAAACGATTGGTTTTCTGAAACCCACCAAACGAATTAACCTTTGATCTAAAGTTGTCAATTGAGAAAATGTTTTTAATTGCAACACTATCTAAATTTAATGAGGAACGACTATTGTCTGCTGGCGGTGGAGCAGGAGGAGTTTGCGGTGGGCTTTGAACTTCCGCAGGTGGTTTTCTTTCCTCAAATCCAGGTACTGTAAAAGGCATTAAATCATCTCCATTGAGTCTTTGTGGACTTGTTCTTTCGTAGCACCGACAAACATTTCCACAGGCAGGAACAGTGCAATTTCCCAATTTGAAGGCTCAATTTCGATAAGCCCTGATGCAATGTGTGAAGTCAAATAACGTTTGAGGCAGGGTTTAAATTCTTCATATCTGGTTGCACCAGCTAATAAGTCATATGACAACTGCATTTTTGTAGTATCGTCAAAACGATCGTTGTTTAATGTTTCGTATAGTTTATCCAAAAGAATCAAACGATATTTGACTGGTAGATAGTGTAAGTTGAGACCCAAGAAACCATCTTTATAACGTTCAACTGGGATAACCAAAGGAAATCTATCGTAATATGGTAAAGTGTCTTTTGTTTTTGGATCGTAGAAATAGAAGTACATTCTGCCTGGATAAAACCCAGTCGTTTTTCTAGTCGAATCTTGAATAATTGTATTTCTTCTGACTGAACGTAGTTGGCTCACCTTATTACGAAGCCATGTTCTCGCCTTTGCCGTGCGTTGTGAAACGCCAGCCTTATTCATTTGAGTGCTGAGTCTATCGAGTATATTAGCCATTAAAATATTTATTTAATGTTTAAATCCTTTTCTGTGATGATTTGAAAGCCCCAACCGCGATCTAAACAGTATTCTTTTGCGGCTTTCCATTTGGCTTCGTTCACACCCCACGTGGCGATTTCGTTAATGTATCTTCTTGTTGGCTTTTGACCGATTTTAGGGGGCGTGGTTTGACTAGAAGGTTTCACCTCTATTACAATTGTTTTCGTATTGCCGTCTTTACCTTTGGCTTGAATTATGAAGTCTGGAAAATAACGGTGCCAAGAACGATCTATGGGGGAAACGTAAGGTATTGAGAATTCCTCACTGCCCCATTTAAGAATGTTTGGATTAGTATCGAAATATGTCATAACTCGATACTCATAACTAGACCTGTAGATTATGTTCTGCGAATCACCTAAATATTTGCTAGGATTTCTCGGCTTAAAATATCCTTGAAAATATTTCATCTTAATAGCGTATAATTCAAATGGCAGAAGCAACACCAACAGTCAACGCACAAGCGCCTGATAAAAATAGACTTAAAAGTAATGGAAAAAGTCTAAATTTAAAGTATCCGCTGGATTTAGGGGAAAATTATCCACACTCTGTAGACTTTGTTATTTATATCCCTCGTAAAAGTTCGTTTAACAAAACTGTAAAGAAAGCCGAAAACACAACAAATGTAAGCAATTATGCTGAAATTGGCGGTTTTAAAGAAGCCACTGGTGCCGCCCAAGCAATTTATGCCGTTCAAGGTGGCTATCAAATTGCAAAAGATTCTGCACTCGGCGCAGCAACTGGTTCTGCTGCATTGGGCGGCAGAGGCGTTGCAGGCTTCCTTGGTAAATTAGTTGGTGGTGCTACGGGAGCGGCATTTGGTGCCGCAGCCTCTGTTGTAACAAATTCAAAAACACAAGCTGCAATCAAAGGCGCAATTGCTACCGAATTAATCAAAAAACAAACTGAATTGACTGGATTGAAAGTCGAAAGAACTGCCGAAAAAATTGATGGCATGGTCTCTCTTTATATGCCAGCAAACTTCTTCACAACGTATGGTCACGATTATGATCAAATTAGCGTAAAGGAAGCTGGCGGTATGCTTGGTATGCTCGGCGCTGGTGGTCAGTCTCTTTTGCCTGGCGAAGGCGACATTAAGAGTATGGATGATTTTAAACGTTATTTGAGTCAACTACCAGGAACAAAAAACCCATACATGGCGCTCGCAACAGGAGCGATTGGTTCCTCAACTCAAACGCCACTTTTGGGCGGTTCTCTTGTGGGTAGTGGGTTTGCTGACGTTTCACTATTCAATATGGGTTATGCGCAAAATCCAATGCTTGAAGTTTTGTATCGCGGAACAAACTTTAGATCGTTTCAGTTTGAATTTATGTTTCAGCCGAAGAATGGTAAGGAAGCGAGAGAAGTTCAAGAAATCATCAAGACGTTTAAATTCCACGCTGCACCAGAAACTAATCCGTTGGTCGATCCTGTTAAAGGATTTGGTGGTCCAACTCCAGCGCCAATGTTCTTCGTGCCACCTTCAGAGTTTGGAATTACGTTACGACACGGTGATATAAAGAATCCGTTCTTGCCTAGAATTGGTAGATGTGTTCTTAACCGTATAGACGTCGATTATTCTCCTAGTGGTCAATGGCAAACGTATGCCGACGGCGTTCCAATTGAAACCAGATTACGTTTAGATTTCACAGAAGTTGAACTCGTTACGAAAACTAAAATTGAATCAGAAGGTTACTAATGGCTTATTTTTCGTATTTTCCACAAACCTATTATTCTTTCGATACTGCTAATGCAAACTTTGCATTGGTCACTAATGTGCTCACAAGAGCAAAAATTATTAAGGAAGTGTTGAATAATTCTTTCTTATATTACAAATATGAAATTAAAGAAGGCGAAACGCCAGAAATAGTTGCTTATAATTTTTACGGTGACGCTCAAAAACACTGGATAATTTTATACGCCAATTCTATCATTGATCCAAAATATGAATGGGTTTTACACAGTAAGGAATTCGATAACTACATCATTGCAAAATATGGTTCACTCGAGGACGCTAAAACCGAACTTCATCATTATGAAGTAAAAATTGAGGAATCAAATAGTATTGATGGTCGTATTAATGAAAGAATATACACCGTTACAGATAAAACTTTTAATTTTACAACCAAAACCGCATCTGACCGTTTTGAAGGTGGTGCACCAACATTAAACAGCCCACCAATAAAGGTAAATTATAACTATACATTAAGCGATGACAGCATCATCACAGGTACTGAAACATACAGTGCTATATCGAATTATGATCATGAATTCATAGAAAATGAAAAGCGAAGAAATATAAACATATTGAATCCTGATTATGCTGCTAAAGTAGAAAATGAACTGAGAGATTTATTGAGATAAAATGTCCGACAGTACTGGTATTTTTAGACTTGGTGACTATGAGATAAAGGCATTTAAGTTGTTGTCTTCAACAGGCGCAACCTTAGATCTTTATACTGCATTTAGCGAATTGAAAATATTCGAGGACATCTATTCTTCTCAAATCTCGGGTTATGTGCTAATCACTGATTCTAACGACAGCGCAGGAACTATGGATCTTCATGGATCTGAATTTGTTCATTTAATATTAGATAAACCTTCTTTAGACGAACCTTTAGAGAGATATTTCAGAGTTTATAAAATATCTAACAAAATTGTTAAAAATAAAAATTCAACTGCATATTCAATACACTTTACGACAGAAGATCATTTCGTTGCTAATCAATATAAAATAAGCAGAGCATTTTCAGGACCAGCAGACGTCTCAGTGCTTTCTATTTTACGCAAAGATTTAAAAGTTAATCCAAGTAAAATTAACTTAAAGAATTTTGAAAGTCCATTCGGAGAATTGAATATCGTTATTCCATATATGAATCCATTTCAAGCAATTAATTTTATTGCATCAAGAACTATGAATGATAATGAATCATTTTATTTGTTTTACGAAAATTATGACGGCTACAATTTTAAATCATTAGAGAGTATTTTGAAAGGTAGTGTGTATAAAACTTATAATTTTATGCCAAAAGTTTTGGACGTACCAAATCCAGCCGACAGTTTTCATAGCGTTAATGACATAACAATTAATCAAAGTTATGATACTCTCACAACCATGTTAAATGGTGGATTTGCAACTCGCATGAAAAATTTGAACATTTTGCGCCGTCAATACAGCGTAAACAATTTCAACATAACAAACAGACCAGAATATCCTACTCTAGGAAAAGGATATCCTGTCAACAATTTTACAAACAGAAAAGGCGATTCTGTCTTTACTTCGTTTGAGGCTTTTGAAAAATATTTCGTCACAACAACAGCGAATGCAGATTATGATGATATTCCGAACTATGCAGAAAAGATAGTTTTCAGAAGTATGGAACATGCATTGTTGCACAACTCACGAATTACTTTAACGATTCCAGGAGACTTCCTCGTTAAAGTTGGTAGCATTATTTCTTTAAACTTGCCTAAATTCTCGCAGTCGACTAAAAGCCAACAAGATCTAGATGAATTTTATTCTGGATCAATGCTCGTTATGGGAGTTTCGCACGTCATAACTCCAACATCTCACACAACGCACCTAGAAGTCGTGAAGGATTCGTTTGCAGAATCCTTGAGCAGTGCTTCTGGAAATAGTGAATTAGAGAAAGCGAAAAATGAATAGAAAAGATTACATGGGTTTAGATGGATTTGTTTGGTGGATCGGTGCAGTTGAAGACCGAAATGATCCCGCCATGCTTGGTCGCGTTAAGGTTCGTGTGTTTGGTTGGCACACAGAGGATCTGCAAGAAATTCCAACTGAAAAATTACCATGGGCGACGATTATGTTGCCTGTTAACAATGATGCTCACTTTGCACCGAAGGAAGGCGAAATTGTTTGCGGGTTTTTCCTAGACGGTGAATATGGTCAACATCCTGTTGTTATGGGTATTTTGCCTGGTGTTAATAATAAAGAAGCAAATTACTCTTTTGGTTTTTCAGATCAACGTCAAGATACTTCAACAATACCAAGAAAAGTTAAATCGCGAAAATATAAAAGCGATGGTACAGGTGTTGAAGTTCAAAACGAAGAACCGAAGAAAAATCCAGAACGACCAGGTGAGCCATCATCAAGTCGCTTCACAAGAAATGAAGATATTACTAAAACATTATTGACTGATCGTAAAAGAAATTTAGTCACAGTACCAATTGCAGGTGGGGGATCTTGGAGAGAACCGCCACCTGCTTATAATGCTTCATATCCGTATAATCACGCTCAGGAAACGGAATCAGGTCACGTATTTGAAGTTGATGATACTCCAGATTGGGAACGCATTCATGTCGCTCATCGCACAGGAACATTTCATGAAATTTATCCATCAGGAACTAAAGTAGAAAAAGTTGTCAAAAACAACTATCAAGTTATCATGGGCGATGATAACATTTATGTCATTGGTCAATGTAACATTACCGTGGATGGCGCTGCAAACATTAAAGTGAAAGGTGACGCTAAAATTGAATCTGATTGTACTATCGACTTGAACGCCAAGAAAGACGTTAAAATCAACGCAATGGGTTCTGTTAAGATAAGCGGTGCGCAAGTTTCCGTTTCTTCTCTTGCTGCAACTCGCATTAATGGTGGATTCTTACTTGACGTTGATGCTCCAGCAGTCATTATTGGTAAGAGTGGTCTTGCCGTTTCAAACGATTTTATCCCATCACCAACAGCAGGTGGTGGTGGAGGTGGAGGAGGAGCTGCGGCGGGTGCCGATGCTGCTGCAGGTGCTGCAGCAGTCGCAACTACAGCTGCTGGAACGGTAGCTGCGAGCGTTTCACAATTAACTGGTGCGTTGGGCGGTTTAACGAACCTAGCGAATATTCCAGGAATGGATATGTTAACTAAATTACCAGGATTGCAAAATCTTGAATCATTGCAAAATAGTCTTGGTAATATTACAGACATCAGTTCCAAACTCGGCGATCTGAATAGCATCACAGAAAAATTTGGCGAGATTTCTAAATTAACGGAAATTACGGATAAGATTAAAGATCAACTTGGTGCTGGTTTTGATCTAGAACAACTTAAAGGGCAGCTTGGTGATATACAAAATGTATCTAAAACTCTCGATGGTGCAACTAAATTTAAAGAAGCCTCTGATCAATTAAAGAAAGTTTCAGACGCAACTAAAGAACTCGGAAACATCAGAAACTTAGACAAGGTATTAGATACTGTAAATAAACTTGCCGAAATACCTGAAGTTGCTGATAAAATACCAAATCTATCGAAATTCAATACAATAGTCGATAATCTTACCGACATTAAGAACAATAGTACCGACATTCAAACTTTAGCTGGTTCTCCTGCTACAAGTAAGGTTTTAGAATTGTCGCAAAAGATTAACGATCTACCTACCGATTTAAGTAAAATTGGTGGATTCAAAGATGGCATTGCAGGTTTAAATGGATTTAGTGATAATCTGAGTGGTTTATCTAATGAAATTTCAAAGGTATCTGATATTGCTAAAGATTTAAAGAACTTCTCTGAGTTCAAGGCTATTGGCGGTGGATTAGCGAATCTTGAAAAAAATATGGGTGAGATTAAATCGTTGTCGACTTCTCTTTCTGGTGCAGCTGCCGATGTTGGTGCAATTAAAGATATAACCAAGGGATTGACTGCAACAGAGGACATAACGAAATTCTCCAATTTCGAAACACAACTCGGTCCTCTTTCTGGTGCATTAAGTGGATTGAAAGACGGTTCTTCATTAGCCGCAGGTGTTTTGAGTGCGGGTCAGAAATGTGGAAATCCTTCCTCTGGATTCATCGAGCCAACCCCAGCAGATCGCGCCGCATTCTTCTTCGATGCTGGCGAAAAGGGTGCTGACGAGTGGATTAAGAAGCAGATTGATAAAGGCGTTTACGACAAATCTGAAATTAAAGACGTAACTACAACCGATGCAAATACAGAACCACCTAAAGCCCCCTCAAGAGGCGTAAATGAGTGTGGTATTGAAAATGATCAGCAAGAATTTGACCCAAATATGATGCTATCCAAGTACTGGAGTTTGGGTAAACTTTCCTCAAACGCAATTGTAGAAAAACAGCCTGTTATTCCGCAACGTGGGCTAACAAAAGCCGATATCGTCTGCAATCTCAAGTTGCTTGCGATTAATTGCCTAGACCCAATTAAAGAAAAATATTCAAATATGATCGTTACAAACGCTTTCCGCAAGCCGCAAGGTTCTTCGGCTGGACGTTCTCAACACGAGGTTGGACAAGCCGCTGATATGCAGTTCCCAGGATTGAGTAAATCAGAATACTACGATATTGTCCTCTTTATCCGCGATAACGTACCGCATGATCAGTTACTTTTAGAATATAAAACAACAGGATCTGGTTTGCCTTGGATTCATATCTCATATAATAAGTCTGGAAACCGACCAGCAGGCACAACTGTGGTTAAAAATGCAACTTTCAACAACCATAGATTATACAAACAAGGCTACCACCGTTTGGCGTAACCTAATAAATAATTCTATTAACTTTAAGTAGTAAAATGACATCAAACGTATCAAGAACATATGCCGATTTAGATTTAAACTTTGGCGCAAATCCAGTCACTAAAGATGTAAATCGAAAGGTCGGCGATCGCGCGATTGTCACCGCAGTTAAAAATTTGATACTTTTGAACTATTTCGAAAAACCATTTAATCCATCAATTGGATCTAACGTTCGTCGTTTACTTTTTGAACCAATGACGGCAGAAACGGGAATTTTATTACAGAAAGAAATTGAACTCACTATTGCAAATTATGAACCTCGTGTCAAACTTCGTAATGTTTATGTTCAGTCCGATTATGATAATCAGGGCTACAACATCACAATTGAGTTTTTTATCGTAAATCGTTTAGAACCAGTAACAGTAAGCATCTTCCTAGAAAGATTAAGATAGGTTATTTAAAATGGCAGAATCGAAAATTCGAATAACTGAATTAGAATTTCAGAACATTAAAGATAATCTGAAAAATTTCATCAAATCGAAACCAGAATTTACGGATTATGATTTCGAGGGTGCAGGCTTGAATATTCTTATGGATATTCTTGCATACAACACTCACTACATGTCATATTACACAAATATGATTGCGAATGAAATGTTTATGGATACTGCTGATCTTAGATCGTCTGTCGTTTCGCACGCAAAACTTTTAGGATATATGCCAAGATCAAGAGTAGCGCCAATTGCTCGAGTTAATGTTGAGGTCACTCCTGGCGTTGGCGAAAGCAATCAAAATTTGCTTTTGATTCCTCGCTTCACACGCTTCAGAAGCGAAAATATAAATGGAACAAATTTCACATTCGTTTTACTCGAAGATAAAACTTTAGAAAAAACCAATGGTAAGTTTACTTTACCAAATGCCGTAATCAAACAAGGTGTTCCACTCATCTATACTTTTGTGGTAGATGACTTAACAAATCCACAACAAAAATTTAAACTTCCTGATACAGGAATTGATACATCAACGATCGAAGTTACCATTCAAAAGTCTGCAACAAATCTACAAACAGAAAAGTTTGTGTTGGCAGAAGATGCTTCCGTTGTTGAAGCAACTAGCCCAGTATACTATGTTGATGAAGTTGATAATGGGAAATATCAAATATACTTCGGCGATAACGTTCTCGGTAAAAAACTAGAGGATGGTAATCTTGTTGTAATTAGTTATTTGATTACCGATGGTCCTTTATCTAATAAAGCAAATACGTTTTCACTAATTGATAGTTTAGACGGTTTCAGTAACGTTTCTGTCACAACAGCCCAAAGTGCTTCAGCTGGTGCTGATATTGAAACAATTGACAGTATTCGTTTTAGCGCACCTAAAGCATATTTGTCACAAAATCGTGCAGTAACTAAAAACGACTACATCGCATTAATTAATAAAAAGTATCCATATTTCGATTCAGTAACAGTTTGGGGCGGCGAAGAATTGGTACCACCACAATATGGTAGAGTATTCATTTCCGCCAAACCAAGAGATGGATTTGAAATCACAGAAGTGGAAAAGAATTTCCTTAAAGAAGAAATTCTCAAACCAATCAGTATCTTGACTGTTACGCCAGAATTTATCGATGCAGATTATAACTATTTGAACTTTGGTGTTCGTGCAACTTACGATCCATTGAGAACAAACAAAACACCTCCTCAGATTGAAAGTGCGATAAAAGTTGCGATTACAACCTTTGTAAATCAAGAATTGAATAAGTTCAATTCAACATTTAGAGCATCTCGTTTAACAAGAAAGATTGACGACTCAGATCCTGCTATCTTGAGTAATGAACTCAATATCTTTATACAAAAGAAATTTAAACCTTTCTTGAATAATAGACGTTCATATACTTTAGATTTTGGTATTCCACTTGCTCGTGGAACAACAGAAAATCGTTTATATTCTTCTCCAGGATTTGAAATTGCCGATACAAGCAATGTGATTCGTACTTGCTTTATTGAAGAAGTACCATTCTCATATTCAGGAATTGATACAGTTGAAATTTTAGATCCAGGTACTGGGTACACTGAAACTCCAACTGTTGAAATTATCGGCGACGGCACTGGCGCGACTGCACAACCAGTTGTCGTAAATGGTAGAATTAGATCAATTAATGTCATCAAACGAGGCTCAGAATATACAACTGCAGTCGCTAGAATTTCTGGTGGTGGTTCAGAGGCTAGAGGTGCTTCTGCAAAAGTTGTCATTCAGGGCAAAACTGGTAATTTGAGAATGTACTATTTTGACGATAATCAAATAAAGGTTTTCGTAAACGAAAGTATTGGCACAATTGATTATACAACAGGTAAAGTTACGATCAGTGAATTGGCAATATTAGATGTTCTCAACGACTTTAAGCAATTAAGCATTCACGCAAAACCAGAAAATACAGTTTTTGAATCAAATCAGAATAAGATTTTAACGTTGAATTATGACGACCCTGAAAGTATCTCCGTCAGATTAACACCAATATCCAAATAATGACTAAACTATTTGAAAATATATCCAATTTAATTGATACTCAAGTACCATCTTTCGTCGCAGAAGATCATCCAAAATTTGTTGCTTTTCTAAAAGCATATTATGAATGGTTGGAAGATTCTGATGAAGGTGGTGTGATATTCTATAATAAAGCATTAAGAGACGCTATCGATATTGATAAAATCGACAGTTCACTTTCTCAATTTAACGATCAATTCTTAAAAAATTATTTAAAGTATATTCCGCCAGAAGATCAACAAGATCCTAATGGCGGAACGGGCACAGGTACAACAGGTACAGGTACAACATCGAATTTAAACCGCGAAAAACTCGTAAAACAAATACAAGATTTGTATAGCACAAAAGGCGGTATAGCTGCATATAAATTCTTGTTTCGCGTTTTGTATAATAAAGATGTCGAAATATATTATCCGAAAGAAGACATTCTAAAAACGTCTCACGGTAAGTGGACATTACCGCAAGCAATCCGCATTACAGCGTCTGATGAGTTGTATGGTTTAGATACAAATCTTTTAATTAAGAGAAAGTTGTATGGAGAAACTTCAAACAACTTTTGTATTATTGAAAATGCATATAAAACAATAGATCGCGATTCGGGTCGTCAGATCCTTGAAATGTTTATTTCAAATTTAGATCGCCCATTTAATGCGGGCGAATACGCAATTATCGATTATGTTGACGCAAACAATGTTGCACAACGTATTCGTCAAAAGATCATTGGATCAATTTCTAATTTAAGAATCAATCCTAATCGTCGCGGCTCAAAATATCGCGGTTTAGAAATTGATCCCGATACAAATGCCATCACATACCCTGGCGACCCAGTAGTTTTTTATGGCGGTTTGTCTGATGCTCCTGATGCAATTAAAGCGGAAGCCTTTGTCAAAAATGTAACGAGCGGTGGTATTGAAACTATTGATTTAATTGACGCTGGTTTAGGATATAGAACATTCACTAATACCTATGTCACAACCTTAACGCCAACAAACGGTCATGGTGCGAATATCTATGTTCGTGCAGTCGATACTGATAATGCAGTATCAATAACTGTGAACACAGATACAATTGAATTCAAAAAAGACACTGAACTACAAGCAGCAAACTTTTTGTTCGAGAATGTTGGCACTTCAACTATCGCCACAACTCTTGAACAAGCCTTTGCATTCTCTGACGTAGAAGTTGCACCTTTAAAATTAGTAGACGTAAGACAAAGTGGTGCTGGTTACATAACACCACCTCAAATAGAATTTGAAACTTTTTATGGTAGTGATTTGGTGTTAGACGAAGATGGTATGATTGAAGTTGATACCACACCTTTAGCAGGACCAAACACTCGATCGCTTTATTTGTCAACAACACCAATAACGTATTATGAAGGTTCTTTTGTCTTGATTGTACAAAAGAATAGTCGTGCTACAAGAGAACTTCGTAAGATAGTTCAAGCTGTTCCGCAAGATGATGGATCAGTTTTACTTGTTGTCGACCGCACATTCTCTGCACCAATAACCGAAAATGTAAAAGTTTTTGTTGAAAACCGCCCAAGAATGAAGGATTTAGGTCAGGTGGCTAACGTTCGAATTATCTCAGGTGGTACAGGATATTCGATCAACGATTTAATTTTATTTAATAGTTCAACATCAATTGGATATGGCGCCAATGCACATGTTTCTGATGTGGGTGGTGTTGGTAATATTACTGAAATTACCGTAACAGAAAGAGGCGAAGGGTACTATCAAGCGCCGACAGTAAGCGTTCAAACATCAGGCGGTTCTGGCGCAATATTGAGTGCTGGTATACTCAGCAATAATGAAATCGCTAATGCAGTAGTTGAGGGTAATGGCGAAATTCAAGATTTTCGTATCGTTCAACGTGGATTTGACTACATCTCAAAGCCAGAGGTATCGTTAAAGATTAAAGACGTTTATATTAAAAAAGAAGATACCATTGATAAAATTATTGTTTCTGGTGACCGTATTTGGCAAAATACAGGGGCTACGACCGACTTTACTGCATTGATTGATTATTATGACGATGCTGAAGGAATACTTCGTATCTACAATTACGCAGGAACTTTAAACGTACAAAATACCTTTACAACAGCAAATAGCGTTTCCTCATCTAATGTGACGTTCAATATTGCTCAATATTCAAACGGCGCATATAGAGTAACAACTTATGGCGACGGCAGAGCGTTAGTGAATGTAGAATTCGCAAATGGCTTAATTAATTATGATGGTTATTATTTGAACACTGATGGATTCTTAAGCGCCGATAAAAGGTTAGAGGGTCCGAGAAAATATCAAACATATTCTTATGTTTTGGCTGTTGAAGAAGCGTTGAACAAATATAAGGATGCAGTTCTTGCAATATTGCACTCTGCAGGTGGTATATTATTCGGGCAATATAATATCAACAGCGAGTTAGAATTTAAGGCTGAAGAAACGACAGTTAATGTCGCAATTATTGCGCCTGTAATCGGTACAGTAAATGCTAACGGCGAATCACTAACAATAGAGGGAATTGGAACTACATTCACCTCTACAGCTAATGCAAACGATATTATCGTTATTGACACAGGAAACACTTATAGAGAGCAATCTAAATACATCGTAGAAGTCAATAGTGATACAAGTTTAGAATTAGAAAGCAACTTATCATTTATTGGTTTCGGGCGTGCAAATGTTGGTAACGATACTGCTATCATTACCATTTATGATACTTCTATTGCTTTAAGTTCGTTTTTGGCGGTTGGTGATCTAATCACAGTAAATGTGGCAAACACATCAAATTCATCAAATTCTGTTATCGTAACGAAAGAAATTAGTATTATTAACAATGTAACTAAACGTATTACATGCAATTCAAATTTTGATGGCGTAAATGCAAATAGTAGGATTTATGTCGTTTCGCCATTTTATGAAGAAGTTGACTATAAAATCATTCCTGGGATTTAAAAAGAAATGAGCAGTAAAATTTTAAAAAGTTTCGGTGTTTCAATCGTAGAAAGAATCGACGATATATTTGCAAGTTCAGTAGCAAATACCTATGTTACGATAGGTCGTCCAGTCACTTGGAGTACCAACGACACAAGCGTAGAAACTCCTGAAGAAACTACAAATTATACGAATCAAGTTTATCGCGATATGATTGCGATGAAAAAGATTATCGGCTCAGATATTCAAATTATCGTGCCAAGAAAAGATTGGGCTAATAATACGCCATATGATGAATATGATGATGGTACAGATTTGTTTACGCCAATCACAACTACACAAATTCAAGGTACAGTAAACGTTGCGGCAAATAGCGTAATCGTAGTTGGTAGGAATACACAATTTAGTACCAACGTTTCAAATAATAGAATTATAAAGATTAATGGCGTTTCGCGCGAAGTCATTAATATTGCCAATAACACATACCTAACAGTAAATAACAAATTTAGTACAGCGGCTATCGTTTCCAACGCTGCTTATTCTATAGTGAATGGCTCTCCAAGTTATTCTCAACAATTCTATGTTAGAAATACAAAAGATCAAGTGTTCAAATGCTTGTTCAATAATGATGGTGCCAACTCTACAATTATGCCAGAAATAACGGTAGCTGGTCAACTCCCAGAAAACCCATATATTGAATTAGGCGACGGTTATAAGTGGAAGTATCTTTACACTATTCCAGCCAGCAAAAAATTGAAGTTTATGAGTAAGGATTGGATGCCTGTGTTGACGGATAGTCTAGTTGCTAGAACGGCTGGTGCAGGTTCCATCGACGTAATTAAAATCCTTAATGGGGGAGATGGTTACATAAGTGGAGGCAATAGCAATTCCGCAGTTATTGTTACCATTGAAGGTGATGGAACAGAAGCCAATGTAACAGCAAAAATCGAAGAAGGCGTCTTTACTGGATTGAACATTTTAAATGGTGGAAGCGGTTATTCATACGCTAATGTTATTATCGACGATACAGGTGCAACTGGTGCAAATGCCGAATTCGATGTTCAAATTGCCCCTATAAATGGACATGGTTCAAATCCAGTTCATGAATTGGGTGCATCTCATGTAATGATTGCCGTCGAACTTGACGGCGACGAGGGTGGAAAAATACCAACAATATCTGGTGATGAGAAACTCGATTATAGACAAATTGGATTGCTTTTAAATCCAAGATTATATCCAACGACAACAGCGTTCGCTAATGATTTGGTGTACGTTACCACTACTCGATTAGGATTAGTTGCTCCATCCTCGGGCAATAAATATGCTTTAGACGAAACTGTCTATCAAGGCGACGTTTTTGCAAACGCAACCTTTACAGGCACAGTAGTTCATTGGGATTATGATACGAAAACACTTCATTTAAACAACACGCGTGGAACGGTCGATTTAAACCTTCCAATCGTAGGCAGAACGACTGGTACTCAGACTTCAATCATAACTCAAGAAGACACTGAGGTTTCGCCATTTACGGGCAGATTACTTTATATTGATAATCGCAGCCCGATAGTGAGAGATGACCAACAAGCTGAAGTTATTCGTTTAATTGTAAAGATTTAATAGTAGGTACAAAAAATGGCAATTGGTTTTTTTAACATTGAACCATACTATGACGACTTCGACGAAGATAATAATTATGTTCGTATATTGTTTCGTCCAGAGTACGCTGTCCAAGCGAGAGAATTGACGCAACTTCAAACGATCATTCAAGATCAAATTAAGAAGTTCGGCGATCATATTTTCAAAGATGGTAGTCCTGTAGTTGGCGGTCAGCTGACCATTGACAATAATGTATCATATGTTAAAATTTTACCAACTTATAATAATGAAGACGTAGACCTCGACAACTTTTTAAATAAACAAATTATCAATAATAGCGGTAGCGAAGTTAAGCGTGGTCGCGTCATTGCTACATTTGCGCCAACAGCAACAGGAACTTCACCAACTTTAATGGTAAAGATGTTGCGTGGTTCTTTGGTCAACAATGAGACTTTCCGAACCGTCGGCGCAACCACATATTACGCTCAAACAATATTGACTGACGCAGTCGGAGTTGGCACAACAGTAAGTATCGAAGAAGGCGTTTTTTATGCAAGCGGTTTCTTCGTTAAAGTATTGCCACAAACAATTACTTTAGATCCATATGGAATTACACCTTCTGCAAAAATTGGTTTACAAATTGAAGATGACATCGTTGATGCGTCTCAAGATTCTACATTACTAGATCCTGCACTTGGCTCATTCAACTACCAAGCACCTGGAGCAAATCGTTATAAATTTTCTCTCAAATTAACAACAAGAGCTCTTAATTCAACAGATGAATCTCGCTTCTTTGAATTGCTCCGTGTTGAAAATGGTATTATCACAAAGCAAGTCAAATACCCAATCTATTCTGAATTGGAAAAAACTCTTGCTCGTCGTACCTTTGATGAATCAGGTGATTACACAGTAAGAAACTTCCGTGCAACTTTAAGCGCAAATACTAAAGATGCAACAGGAAACACTTATATTATCAATCTTGATCCTGGTAAGGCATACGTTAAAGGATTTGAGTTCGAGACAGTCGGACCAACTCAATTGCTTGCTTCAAAGGCTCGCGATAAACAAACTTCTACAGACTTTGATTTAAACATTGAATATGGAAATTACTTGTATGTTGCAAATGTACATTCAAGTAATCAAGGTTTCTTCAACTTTGCTCTACCAACAATTGATCTACATTGCGTCAATAGCGCGAATGTAGACAAATATTCTTTTGGAACATATGCAAACACAAGAATCGGAACGGCAAAGATTCGCAATTTTGATAGAGAATCTGCTACGATTTATAAAGCATATATTTGCGAAGCCAATGTTCAACCACTTTCTTTTACTGTTGTAAGTGGCACATCTTCAACTTTGATACTACCTTCAGATTTTTCTTCAACAGACAACGCATACACTAATGTTATAGTGACATTAGATTCTACTGGCGATAGTAGAGAAATTGTTAATTATGTTGGTAGCACAAGAACTGCAACAGTTGCATCACCATTTACTACATCAGCAAGTGGCACAGGTCGTTTAGATTTCTCAATTAAAGATTTGAATTCTATGACCTATGCACCTTCTGCTACTGATGGTAATTGGAATACTATTCGTAGTGTATATGCAACTATGGATGTTCATCCAGATAGTAAAGACTCTACAAGCAATACCTACATTACTGACACTAATTTGAATACGATGATCTTCCGCTTGGGTCAAAATTATGTTGCTAACGGATCGATCACTAATGCTGATTTTTACCACAGAAAGGTATTGACTAACTTAACGTTTACAAGCAACGGTCAGATTACTCTTTCCGACGGTGGTGGACATCTATCAACTGGTGAATCCTTTACTTTTGGTAGAACTGGAAGTTTTGTTTCAGATACTCAAGCAAATACAGATGTTATTGCTATTGTTCGTAGTAACTCAGGTTCAACATTATATGCAAACGGCGATATTATTGATTTAACGACTGGCACTTCTGGTATCTTCCAAACTAATGAAAAATCAATAACAATTTACACAGGCACTGGCGCAGCAATTGTTGCTGACGTTTTGATGACAGTTAAGGTTGATGACACACAAACAGAATCTGTTGCTCGTCGAAGAAAAAATGTTGTTGGAAACACATCAAACACTGTATTGACTGCATCCGACACACCAAGCAATGGCGTTTCCGTGGGCGCACCAATTGGCGCTTCTGTTAAAATTGATGCGACCAGAGGACATGTTTGGTTTACAAGCGCAGGACCAATTGAAAGTGAACCAGGCGTTCCAATGAGTCTTTATGTTCCTGACGTCGTTAAACTTATCAAAGTTTATGATTCTGGTGATATTAATTATGCGCCAAATACTGTTAATGCAATCGACATTACTGAACATTATTACCTTGATGGTGGTCAAAGAGATAATTTATATGACCACGCAAGTATTACACTCCGTCCAGGTTACAATGCACCAAAGGGACAAATTGTCGTATTCTTAAAATATTACGATCACTCTGCTGGTGCTGCATCTGGTTACTTCAATGTGGATTCTTATCCTGCAACAGAGTATGCATCAGGTGCAATCCCAATTTATTATAGCCAAAATGGCGGATATTACAGTCTACGCGATTGCGTTGACTTTAGACCTACCAGAACAGTAGGACAACCATCCGTTTCTTTCTTTGGAAATAGGGTACAGAAACCTTCTGAAGTGATGGAATTGTCATATCAATTCTATTTACCAAGAATTGATAAATTGATTCTAACAAAAGATAAGGAATTTAAGATTCGCAGAGGAACTTCTGCCGTAAATCCAATTCCACCAAACGATTCAGATGACGCAATGACATTGTATGTCATCAATTCTCCTGCGTATGCGGCAAATGTTGCAGAAATTAAATTGCAGTATGTAGAAAATAAACGATATACGATGAGAGATATTGGTACTCTTGAAAAGAGAATCGAAGCATTAGAAATCTATACGTCATTGACACAAATAGAGGCTCTCGCATCAGATACAGCAATATTGTATGAAGATAATTTACGCGAAAAAGAAAAATATGGTATTGTTGTAGATACGTTTGAAGGGTTTTTGACTGCAGACATTACTAATGACGACTTCTTAGCGTCAATAGAATAAGGGAGTTTAAGATGGCATTAGGACCATATACTGAAAAAACACCACTTGAGTTAATACACTCATCAGCAATTTCTGGTACAAGTGGTTATAAAATAAATGATAAAACTATCACTTTAAATTTTACGGAAGAACCTGCAATTTCGCAAACAACTGCGACTAAAGCAATTACGGTTCAGCCTTATGAATTTGCTCGTTTTGATGGTTATTTAAAACTTAATCCAGAAACTGACGTGTTTGTTTCTGAGAAATTAACACCAACCACAACAAATCAAACAAGCGATTCTCGTGGATTAAATAACCTTGTAAATGCTGCAACGCAACCAGGAGTTCTAAATTCAACAATCTTCCCAGTAAATTTATCAACAGACCTTCTACTTTCTTCACTTGTGCCATTTAACTCAACACAATTGACTGGTGGCTTGTTTGCTGCCACTTCTGGAGTTAATGTTCCAACGTTGGCGGACAATTCAACAGAAGTTGTTTGGGGTGTATTGAATTCGGAACCTGCTGCAACAGTAAATTCTCAGAGAACGGTAGATGGTCAACGCCCTATTTCTTCTCTAGTGGAATTCTTCGGAAGATCAACAGATCAACAGCCAACTAATGGTGCTGGAATGGATCCATTAGTCGTGGAAAATTCAATTGCAGTGGATTCTTCAAGAAGAGGCACTAGTGGTAGATCAATTGATGTGGATTTCTTAAGATATCGTTATGATAGTAATTAAGGTATAAAAAATGACAGATACAACGCAAAGAGCAGTAGTTAATACTCAAGTCGTTCCACATATTCGTGGGAGAGAAGTATTATTTGTGGGAACAAATTTACGCCCAGACAAAGAAGTTAATTTTTTCTTTGATGATGTTGCTGTAAATAACTTTGTTCAAAAACCTTCTAAACTAGTAGTTTCGCAAAACGTCGCAAGTTCCAATTTTGGTCAAAATGGCGGCGTAATCAATAACACAACAAAAGCATATGCTAAAGTTGTATCTACAGCAAATAACATTCTTTATTTGAATGAGAATTTCATTACTGCAAATATGTCGCTTGTTGTTGGATCTTTTTCGGCAACTAATTTTGCTGCAAATGATATTGTGTATCAAACTAATGCGACAAATCCAGGGTCATATGCTGACAGCAGATTTATTGCTAGAGTTGAACATTGGGATCATGCGAATGCTGTTCTTGTAATGTCTCCTATTTCTGGTAATGTTGCTGTTGGTAATGCAACAAGTATAGTTTATAAATTAGGTGACGCATTCACAGCAAATTTAGCCAGCGTTGTTGCAAATAATCGTTTTGCAGCATCACAAGTTGTTCGTTCTGTCGACACAGGTAATACACTTACGATTGTAAGTTCAGAACATAACTCAGGCATTGTTTTCCGCGCAAATAGTGGAAATAGCAGAACGCTATTCACCTCAACGAACGTTTCAAGTTCCATTGTTGGAAATGTGGTTTACGTTGCTTCTGGTACTGGATTGGGTCAGGCTCGTACAATTGATAATGTTATTAATGGAGCTGAACTTGTACTTAACGTTGCACCATCAATTGAATTTTCAACAAATACCAAATATTCAATTGGCAAATCTTACATTGATGATTTTGGAACAGTTCCTGGCATTTTCCATATTCCAGAAACACCAAACTTCAAATTTACTATTGGCGAAAAACTTTTCGTAATAACAGATCGCACTTCAGCTAAAGATAGTGATATTGGTTTATATGCATCAGCAAAATATACTGCACTTGGTATAGTTAATACTGTAGTTACACCACCAGTTTCAACGCCACCAACTCAGATTGTTACTCCACCAAGAGAGCAGCCACCAACAACACGCCGACGTCGTCGCGATCCAGTGGCTCAAACATTCTTCACACCAGTACCAAAAAGTCCAAAACAAAATTATGGTATCTTTATCAGCAGCGTAGATTTGTTTTTCAAAGCAAAACCAAAATCAGGCACTGATGTTGATGGTATTGACGGTGTTCAATTCCCAGTTAATTGTCGCATTGTAACGACATTGAATGGATTCCCAACAGAAACAATTATTTCTGTCGCAACTGTTGAATGGAAAGATGTTGTAACTTCTGACATTCCAGACGCAAATGATCCATCAACATTGACTAAATTCAGATTTCCAGATCCAGTATATCTGGCACCAGATACTGAGTATGCTTTGGTGGTTCAATCTGAATCTCCAGATTATGAAGTGTTTATTTCTGAGTTGGGTCAGGACGTTCTTGGTTCAAATCCACCAAGACGTGTTTCTGAACAACCATATGTCGGTTCATTCTTCCGTTCTCAAAATGCTTCTACATGGACGCCATATCAAAATCAAGACTTAATGTTTGTGATTAATAAATGTTCATTCACTAAAGACACGATTGCTAGAGTTGGTTTCCAACACACTCCAGTAACCAAATTAGTGTTAATGGATCGTATGTATTTGCATGCAACAGGCACTTCATTCTCAACTACAGATATTGACTATAAGATTAAAACTAAATCTGCAAACACTGGGGCAATGGATGCTGACTTCATCACAATTTCACCAAATAGAGTTTATAGTTTTGGTGGAGATTTGAGCACGTCAATTAAAACTTCTTCAAGACGTCGTATTTTGAGTGCAGGTTCTAAACAAAGCATTAATGTTCAATTGGAAATGATAACCAGTGACGCAGATGTTTCGCCAATTATCAATCGCGAACGTCTTGGTATTATTGCAATGCGTAATGTTATTAACAATGCTGGAATTTCAAATGGTAAAATCTCAATTACTAATTCTGGTACTGGTTATACTACGAACGCTGCAATAACCATTGTTGATCCAGATGGTAATGGTTCGGGTGCTAATGGTTATGCTGTAAGAAATAATACGGCTGGATCACCATTAGCAAATACCATTGATCATATTATAATTGATAATCCAGGATTTGGTTATATCACTACACCAACAATTACAATTGCAGCACCAGCAGTTTCTGCTGGCAATACTACAGCAACTGCAACAATTTCTGGTGAGACTGGAAGAAACGGTGGAAATATCTTTAGTAAATATATCTCGAAACAGATTGTTCTTGCTGATGGATTTGATGCTGGTGACATGCGCGTTTACTTGCGTGCAATTAAGCCACCTGGCACGGATATTCATGTTTATTACAAGGTTCTTTCGGGATCAGATCCTGATCCATTTACAAATAAATCATGGAGAATAATGAAGAAGTTTACGGACTTCACAAGTAAAGATCAGGAAACACCTGTACAAATTGAGTTCCGTCCAACGTTGGAAAGTGGAGAATTGAAATATGTTGAAAATAATGTCACATATCCAATTGGCGGTAAGTTTAAAACATTCGCAGTTAAAATTGCTTTAACTTCATCCGATCCAACTGTATATCCAAGTATTCTTGATATGCGTACGATCGCAACACCAAAGGGTTAATATGACATACGTCAAAGTGAAAAATACTCCTTTCATTCGCGACATCAATACGATGGCATTATTAAATACAGATCGTAAGGCTGTATCGAAAGATGAGGCATATAAACGCGAACTTGCGAAAAATAAAGAAAAAGAAAAAGAAATTAAAGAATTAAAAAATGAGATTAATGATTTGAAGGATATGATGAAAAAACTTATAGAAAAGGTAGAGAATTCGAATGGCTAATGCAAATATAGCACAATTACAATTAAACAATACGTTTAATGAGTGGCGCGTTATTACCAACGTTCTTGCCAATTCCACAAACGATTTGCGTAATGGTAATTATGTAAAAGATGAAGGCAACTTAATTATTGCTTCTGGTAATGTGATCATAGCCAAGCCAACGGGCACAACACTCGTTGTTGCCTCAGACGCTTCTGTTGCAAATCAGTTAACTGTTAAGACATTTGTAGCAACAGATGACATTACTGTAAATGGCGCTAATGCTCAATTCACTAATGCCTGTTCATATGTGCAAGTCGCCAATTCTATCTTTACTAAAAATTTAATTTCAAATACGATTATAACTGGTCAAAATACAATCACAACAGATTTAACAGTTGGTTCAAGTTATGCAAATGGTAACTGTTGGATTCAAGGAGATCCTGAACCCTCAAGAACTCCAGTTTATCAAGATGGAACTTTTGTTGCCACACGCAGAGGTTTAAATTTCCGTGGTACTGGCATCGGAGCAATTACTGCTGTCGCTAACGTTTCAAATACAAAAATTATTGACATTGTTTTTGATGCACCAAGCACTGCTGGTAATCCTGGCGTTAAAGGCGATAAGGGTGCACCTGGAGACACAGGCGCTCAGGGCGCACAAGGCGCGCAAGGATTTCAAGGATTTCAGGGCGCTCAAGGAGTCCAAGGTGTGCAAGGTCATCAGGGCGTTCAGGGCGGTAAGGGTGAACCTGGAACTGGTGGTGTTGGACTAAAAGGCGATAAGGGTGAACAAGGCGCAGGTGACAAAGGATTCCAAGGAACAAAAGGTCAAAAAGGTGAAGTTGGTGGCAGTGGTGATATTGGCGACAAAGGCGATAAAGGCGACAAAGGTAATCAAGGTACTGCTGGCACATCAGAAGACAAAGGCGCAAAGGGCGATCAAGGCGCTCAAGGTTCAAAGGGCGACAAGGGAACACCTTCTGGTACAACTCAACTTGTAAAAGCCTACGTCTCATTTACAGGTTCAGCAATGTTACCAGGAGATACTGTACCAGCAAGCCCAATAACAATTAATGGTTCAAACAATGTTTCAAGCATTACTGTTACGTCAGATAGAAATTATGATGGTGGATTCTGGGGTCTCGCCACCCCACTGATTCAAATTCGAATTAATTTCACAACTCCAATGACTGATCAAAACTATGCCGTTGCTGGTACTGCAAGAAAACCAAACAATACTGAAATGTTATATGTTTATGGAACTGAGCCTAAGAATTACTATTATAGTGCATCTGGTCATATGCAACTTTTAAGTCGAAATGCAAATTATGTTGTCGTTGCTTTTGCGATCACTGGTGCAGCTGACCTCGAAACCACTTACTACATACCATCACAAGCTGACGTTATCGTTGTGAGAGAATAAGATTTTATAAATGGCTAATGCAAATATATCACACATAACATTAAGCAACACGTTCAGCGATTGGCGTGGTGCGACAAATGATCTTGCTAATTCTATTAATGATCTTCGTAATGGAGATTATGTAAAAGATAAAGGTGAGAATTTTATCATTAATAATGGTGCGTTGTTTGTGGACAAACAAACAGGCATTACATTGAATGTTGCAGCAAATGCAAACGTTCAAAACAACTTTACCACAAAAACTAAAATTGTCCACGATCAAGCATTTTATCATGGTGATGATGCGCGTTTTTCAAATACAAAAGTTATTTTAGAAATTGCAAATACTTTATCTGCAAAATATTTAATTTCAAATACATTGATTATTGGCCAAAACACTATCGTAACTGATTTGACTGTTGGTGGTGACAATTCTGGAGAATGTTGGATTCAAGGCGATCCATATCCTTCCAAAACTCCAATTTATGTTGAAGGTGTATTTCAAGGCATTGATCGTGGATTGAATTTTTTAGCAAATAGCATTGCTTCCGCTGTAGTGACGTCAAATACTGCGAATACAAAAGTTACTGATGTTGAAGTTGAAATATCTTTACCTGATGATGGCAACAAAGGCATTAAAGGGCAAAAGGGGCAAAAAGGACAACCTGGCGTTCAAGGTGTGCAGGGCGCGCAAGGTTCACAAGGCGTTTCGGGTCGACAAGGCACACAAGGAGCTCAGGGATTTCAAGGATTCATCGGTCAAACTGGTGAAGTTATCGGTGGAACAAAGGGCGATAAAGGTGACAAAGGTGAGTTTGGTTATGGACAATTTGGCGATGATGGGGAGAAAGGTCAGAAAGGCGAATCAATAGGTGCAACAAAAGGTGAAAAAGGAGCGAAGGGCGATAAGGGCATTTTAGGTGATGCTGGAACGAATGCTGCTGCTTCAGAAAAGGGCGAAAAAGGCGATCTTGGTTATACAGGAATAGTTGGAGATGATGCAATAGTTGCAGAACTTGTTTCAGCTTATGCAAACTTTAGTGGAGGGTTTACTGGATTTAGTCCCACCATTTCCTCGAGCAATAACATTTCAAGTATAACTATATCTTCTTACATTCAACCTGGTATAAGGAAACGCGCTTACCCTGTTACGGTTTATGTTTACAGACTTAATTTCGGGACTCCAATGACAGATGCGAACTTTTCAGTCATAGGTTCCGCTAGAAAACCAAATTCTGCTGAGTCTACATATTATTATCTTGGAAGTGGTCATTTGCAACTGATCGATAAAACCACCAGTTATGTAGAAGTTGCTTATGGATTGTCTGGGAATTATAGTTCAGGAAATCGTGCAACCCGATATTTCATATCACAAGATGCAAGCGTTATTGTGGTCGGTAGTAAACCTACCAGTTAATAAGCGAAACACTGATGAATAAATATAAACAAATATCTTTAGGAGTTTTTTAACATGAAATTAGTTGTTTATACCAACGATAATTTGAAGAATAATGGTGGTTCTTTCGCTATTTTAATGCCTACAGGGGTTCTTCCTTTGGAACAGGTTATTGCTAAAGATATTCCTGAAAACTCTCAATATAAAGTTGTAGATTTAGAAAATCCAACCGATAAAGCTGAATTTGATAAGGTCGCACTTTCAAATAGTGCAAATGTCGGTTACTGGGTTGCTTTAGAAGGCAATTTTGACGACGTTTCTTCTCCAATTCAATTTACCATAAATATGGAAAAGGCTAAAGAATGTCATGCGAATTATATCAGATCAATGAGAAGCGCAGACTTAGAACAACTTGACATAGATTATCAAAAAGCAGACGAATCGGGTGATGTTGCGTTAAAAACAACGATTGCCGCTAAAAAACAAAAATTAAGAGATATGCCATCAGATACAAGGATAGTGAATTGTTCTGATTTTGACACACTAAAAACCTTAACATACGAGTATCTAAGAGATAATTGATGGCTTATATAGACTTATTTGTTGATCAGGGAACTGATTATCAAACAAATATGGATTTGAAAAATGACGACGGCACTCCTATGAGTGTCGCTGGTTATACATTCACAGGTCAACTTCGCAAGTCTCACTATTCAACAAATCTAACCGCAAATTTAATCGTTACCATCATCGATGGTCCAAACGGTAATTTAAAGATAACAATGGCTTCAGAAGTTACTGCCAATATCAAGCCAGGGCGTTACGTTTATGACATTTTAATGATGGATACCACAGATGTGACAATTAGAATTATGGAAGGCATAGTAACAGTCACACCTCAGGTAACTAGATGAAAATCAATTTAACGAATAAAAACGCTATCGGCTCGGTTGTTCTTGGTAGTGGAACTCCGATTGCTGGCGCATCTGGTCCACAAGGTAATCAAGGTTTCCAAGGCGTACAAGGTTCTCAGGGTGTACAAGGCGCGCAAGGTGTGCAGGGTGCACAAGGTATTCCAGGTACATTTGCTGGTATTGGTGCGCAAGGTGTGCAAGGTGCGCAGGGTATTGCTGGCACCAAAGGTGATAAGGGCGATACTGGCGCACAAGGTCTTGTAGGTGCACAAGGTGATGTTGGTTCGAAAGGCGAAGTCGGCGCGCAAGGTTTTCAAGGTTTAGCAGGCACACAAGGTGCTGTTGGTGCGCAAGGTGATGCGGGCGCAAAAGGTGAAGTTGGCGCACAAGGTATTCAAGGTGCTGCTGGCGAAAAAGGCGAAGCTGGTACTGCTGGTCCACAAGGTAGTGTGGGCGCAAAGGGTGATACTGGTGCTCAGGGTGTACAAGGCGCAGCTGGTGTTGATGGTGCACAAGGTGCTGTTGGATCAAAAGGTGACACAGGCGCACAAGGTCTTG